GGTCTAGCGTTAACGTTACCGGCGGCTCTGTAAACGTCGGAGCTATTTCGCGTACTACCGTTACGTTTACGTTTCCGCCTTGCGCGTCTTGCGCTGTCGTTATGACGGTTTGCGCGATCGTAGTTGCCGTGGATGCGGTGAACGTTTGGTTATAGTTTACGATCCGTTTCCGCCAGTACGAACTATCGTCGGATGCGCGTACGTCGCGGGACTGGTCGCTATCGTTGTAGGCCGCTACCCAAATAATTCCGCACCATACGATAACGCCGTCGCGCTCGATAATGAGCATACGGCGGGCTTCGTCTACCGCATCGTTTAGGAGTGTCGCTAGTGCGCGGTTTGTTTCGCTGTTAGGTGCCGGAAGTGCGAGCTTCCCGGATGCTTGGCCTACGTCGTTTAGGCGTGCGCCAAAACTGAGACCGGCTAGCGGTAGCTCGGTTATGCGCGTACCGGTTCGAAGGTCCGCAGCTATACAACGATAAACGGCCACGATTCAAACGCTCCCGCTTGTGTAGATCATGTGCCTAACCAAGTCGCCTGAAAGAAAGTTGGCAAGCCGGAAGCGTTCGCGAGGACTTGAATGGTGCCGGTGCCGTCATGTTGGACACAAAGTTTGAACAGATCGCCGACAGACGCGTTATAGATCACTGAAAGATTGACGCGTGGCGCAAGGAATGAGCCAGAGTTCAACGCGCCCTGAGCGGCGATGGCGTCGGCCGATGTTGGTGCGCCGCCACCTGTGGCTTGGCGGGTAATGAAAGCAGTTTTATTTTCACCACTAGCAATGGTCGTCCAAGCGATGTTTGCGATAAGAAGCCATTTGCCCGCATAGCCAGTAGGAACCGTAAAGGTGTTCGAGGCATAAAGGTTGCCGTGATCGTAGGTTTCGCTAGCCAATGAAACGACGGTAAAGGTGTTAGCCGTGATGGTCTGCGCGCTTGTTTTCGTTACAGAGAAACCGGGGACAGGAATACGCGCTTCACGCCACGCCCCATCGGTGTAGGTATAGACGCCCTCGGTTCTTGTGCCGGAATTCAAATAGTAAACCTGACCTTCAACCGGTACAGGAATAGCAATATCGCGAGCCGTTGTCGTAGAGAACGTAGGAATTTTGCCGCTCTGATTCGCGATTGTTCGAAGGTCCGTAATATCCGCCGTATTTATAGCGGTGTCGCCAGCGGCGACCGTGATACGCGCAAGAACTAGCGCGTTAGGAAACGAAGCTAGCGAAGGGTCCGCGGGAGACGCTGCCGGTGTACCAGTAACAACGGTAATACGTGCATCGTCTGTAGCACCCGAATAATACGAGTCGCGAACCTGAGCAATAACTAAATCCCTACGACCGTTCGTAGCGTCAGCTGCCGAGATCGAAAGGTTAACGGTGCCGTCGTTCCATACATGGTACGCGCCCTGATTAGCGTTCTGCGTTCCACGAATAAACGCGCCACCCGCCGCAACGTTTACCGACATATTCGGGGTACCGTTTTGCGTAACCTCAAAATCTGTAGCACGAACAATGCCATGCGCCGGGTCACTCGACGCGACACCACCCGCAAACGAACCGGTAACCGTACCCAACATACCGCCGAGCATTAACCGGGTTTCTTCGGCCGGATGCGAACCCGCCTGCAAAAAGATAGGGACACTACGAACAGTCATAACTAAACCTTTCTATACCCACGCTGAGCGGAAGGTAAACGAAACAGAACCGGAACCGGAAGTACCTGCCAGCCGTACCGTATTGTCACCCGGTGCAAGCTCCCACCATGAGGAACCGACGACAAGCGACGAATAACGCGAAGCCGTACCGTTAAGCAATACGGAACGATCTAAAGACGAAACGACCAGCGTTTCCCCTGCGGCTAGTGAAATAGTAAACGCTATCGCCTGCCCGGTAGTGACGTTCTCTAGGACCGGGTTAACGATCGGACCGGCAATAGTCGCGACCCACGGCGCGGCAAACTCTCCGGCGTTAGTGGCGACAAACTGCCCGCCAGTAACCGCACCGCCAAAAGAAAGCGGAAACGTAATAGGAAACACTAAACCGGTACCGGAAACCGAAGCCTGCGAAACGGATTGCGTAGTAGCCGCCTGCGAATAAATACGCGGGTCAGTCGCCCAAAACTCAACCGCCGCGGAACCATGCCCGAAGAAATACGAACGGTCCACCGGCAACGATAAACGCCGAACCCGCGCCCCAACCTCGATAGAGATACCGCCAGCTACGCCGGGAATTTGGAACACTAACGGCAGTTCGTCGCCCTGACCGGGAACGAGCGCACGCGAAAAATCAGACCATACCGTTTCGTCCGGGTGCGCTGCGACTACCTCGACCTGCGCCATAAGTGAACGCCCGCCGAGAAGATCACTACCGGCAAATAGCCCGTGAGCGCGTGCGCGGATTTGGTCACTAGTCCGAATTTCGGGCGAGTCATGCAACCCGGTTAGCTGCGTAATCTGATACGGCGAACCGTCGCCGCCGATCGTTAAACCGTTATACGTAAACGTCCAGTCGCTAGGCATTAGCCCGCCACCTTCGTGGCCCATAGGACCTCTTTACCGATTTCGTACGGTGATGCTTGCGCGTTAGTTACGTACACGTTTACGGGACCGCCTGACATAGAACCGCCCGACGAAAGCATTTGCTTAGTGTCCGGGTTTGAGAAGATGCGTACGCTAGACCCGATTTTATAGCCAAGCTCCGGGCCTTGTTCGCCGACGATAAACGGACCGTCTGCAACCATGCCGCCTTTCGCATACATATTCGAAGCCGCGTAGATATCGCCTAGCGAAACGTAACCGGTAACCGGGTCTTTAACGCTATCGAGATAAGCTAGGCGCGCTTTCGCTTGCGCCATATCCAAATTTACGGCGACGTTTACGGTCTTGCCGTCTACGGAGTCGGCCGCTGCGCCCACGGTGAGAATGTCGTAACCGACACCGCGCGCCGCTTCGCTAGTCGGATCAAAGCCGAAACGCTTTAAGTCGTCTAACTGCGCGGCTAGTTCGGGTGCGCCTGCGCCGTCAAGGTTCGCTTGCTTTAGGTCGATAAGCTTTCCCTTTAACCCGATAGCCGCTTCCGCGTTTGCTAGCGCAGCGTCTTTAGCTTCTTTCGAGTCCGGCCCGTACTTACGAGTAGCTTCGTTAAGTTTTGTTTGCGCCTCGGTAACCGCTTGCTGAGATTTATACGCCGCAAACCACGGGTCCGTTTGCGCACGTAATTCGTCTGCCAGCGTCTTAAGCGACTCAATTTGCGCAAGCGTATTAGAAGTAGCGTTACCGGCAGCGGTCGCCATTGCGTCAGTAACTGACGTATACACTTTTGCGTTTTCTGCGCCTTTGTCGTATTCGTCGGAAGTTTTATCTAAAGCAAACGCTAAAGAAATGCCGGCGTCTACCGACATATTTTGCGTCTCGGTCATTCGCAAAAATTCGGCAGCGGTAGCATTACCGCCTTCTGCTAATTTTCTAAGAGCGTCGTCGGTGCTTCCTAGTTGAATATTGTGCGCACTATAAGCACCGTTAACGGCTTCGATTTCGTCGCCGTTCGTAATAAGATTGCTAGTAACTAGTTCAACGTTTGCGCCGTATTTAACCATCGCGTCCGCTGCGCCGTTATCCTGCAATTGTTTCGTAAGAGTCGCGGCTACGTTTTGTCGTACTGCCTCGGAGTTACCAGTTAAAGCTTCAGTAAAAGATTTAACTCGGCTTTCGCTTGCAGCTTGCGCGTTTGAATAGATTGACCAAATAGCAAAGCCAATAGTCGCGGCAGCGGTTACGCCGATAAGCGCCGGAGTCACCGCACCCGCTAAACCGGTAGCAAGTTTCGCGCCCGTATCCTGAGACGCGCCAAACTTCGTAGCAAGATTACCGACCGAAAGCGCCACGTTATCGACAACGCCCCGGAACATACCCATAGCGGGCCCGACTACGTCGCCGAACGTGTCCGCGATTTTCGCGACCAGCGGAATAGCGCCGAGCGCAGCAGTACCGACACCGCCAACAATAACAACCGCATTCTTAACCGGATCGGGTAACGCGCTAAACGCGTCCACCGCAACGCCGACCGCATCAGCAATAGCGCCGATAGTCGGCATAAGCGCCGTACCGATACTCTCCTGCAAATTACCTAGCTTCGTTTGTAAAGCCTCAATAGGTGTCTTAGCGGCTTCCGCAGCTCCGCCGAACTGGTTCTTAAGTTCGCCGAGGATAACTTTCTGCGCGCCGAGAACATCGCCGGTAGCGACCAGCGTTTTAATCTGTTCCTTTTGATCGGCAGTAAACGAAACGCCAGCGCGAGACAAAGCCGTAATACCCTTAACGGGATCGTTAAGCGCCTTGCCTAACTGAATAGAAGCGCTCGACGCGTCAGTACCTAACGCTACGGAAAGGTCTAACGAAAGCCCTACGGCTTGGTCAAAAATATCGTTACCTTCGCCGATTTCGTTACGGACCTTCGCGAACGTAAGTAACAGATTCGCGGAAGACTGGACTAGTTCGTCGTCCTTGCCGGTCAGGTTAGAAACCGACGTAGCTAGGTCGCCGATTTGGTCGGCAGTCGTCCACGCGGAAGCGCCGGTAGTTTGAATAACGCGTTCAGTTTCGCGAGCAACTAGAGCCGATTCGGTAGCCGCGTCGAACGCCGATTTCATAGCGAACCCGACGCCAGCAACTACCGCAGCGGAAGCGGCCGCTACCGCCGGAGAGATTTTAGAACCGAGCTGCGAAAGTTTAGACCCGGTAGTAGCTGCGGCATCGTCCACGGAACGAAACGCTTTAGTCGCGCCACGATCCTCACCGGTAAAAACGATAGAGAGATATTTAGTAGATGCCATCGCTTACCGTCCTTTCATACGTGCGCGGTTTGTTTCTTCGAGATCGTCTAGGTAAACGATTAGTTCAGCGGGCGACAGTCGCCCAATATCCCACGGTTTAATTCCGTATAGATACGACAAAGCGGGCAAGACTTTTAATAGCCTTGCCCGTACTATTCCGGGGTTTCGTCGGTTTCGTTAGGGTCTTCGATAGCTACTTCAAAATCGGCCGGGTTGAGTACGTCGGGCCATTCGTCCAGTACCGCACCTAGCGAAAGGTTTGGTTCACCGGATGCGCGACGCGCTAGCCAAAACATAATTTGTAGCGAGTCGACGCCTACCGTATTTTCGCCGCCCCAAAACGCGGAGAACGGTAAACCGCCGCAAGCTTTACGTACCGCGATTTGTTCGTTAAACGGAATATTGTCGGGGCAAAACGTATAGGTCTCGCCTGAGACGGTGATACGTAAAACGCGTTGCGCCTGTTCGGTTGCTTGCTTGCGTCGCCCGCTGCCGGGTCGTGGTGCGTTTGCCATAGTTAGAACTCTCCTGCAAAGTTCGGGTATTCGGTTAGTCGGTAAATGCTCGAGCTGCGAGCCTGTCTAGTGCTGCACGATGCGCCGCTACAATGTCGTCGAGATGACGGGCAAGCGCAGCGTTAATCGCATACGGTCCGCTATTTAGGTCGGCTACTTCCCAACGGTTACCGACCCATTCCGGGTGCTGAGGCTTACCCGGCGGTTTCGTTCGATACCAGCCGGTACGTTTCTTAGCTCCCCAAAACGCGGTGTTCGCCATAGCCGTAGGGTTTCGTTTACCCGACGACGGTTTAATTTGTATTCGAGCTTCTCGCGCGCTAGCCGAACCTTTAATAGCGTTCGCGGCTCTCGCCTGAACACCGCCCATACCTCGGGCTTCGGTTTGGCTAACGCGTTCGCCTATCTTCGCTATCTCACGATTTGCGCGGCTTAACTCTTTCGGCCATTCCGGCCCGACAGCTTTAAGCGCCTTACGGAACTCGCGTAAACCAATAACGTTAACGGCGTAACGCCCGCCGAACTCAGACGCGATAGCCGCGCCGGAAGATTTGCCGGGCTTATACGCCATCGGTTACGGCGTAGCGTCGCTGTTAACGAGAGCGACAGTAATAGCGGAAGCATCGGTAGACGATGCGACACACTTAAACGGTAGCGACTGAACAAGAATTTCGCGCCCGGCAACCTGCGGAGTAGAACCGTCTACGCGAATATTCGTAGTAATGGTTACCGAGTCCGTACCGGAAGTGAACGAAGCGACTAGCGCAGCTTCCGAACCTGTAACGAAACGGCGGTACTGCGTAAGGTCGGTAAACTCTACTTCGATCGTGCCGGAGTATTCCCGAAGGTTAGCTTCGAGAGGTTCCGAAATGCGCTGATTACCGAGGAATCGGCGAGCGTCGTCTAGTCCGTTATTGCCGGAAATGGTAAGGCTCTTAGCGTTAACCGAAGCACCACCGATAGAAACGGCAGCATGGTTAAACTTAAGCGGCTTAATACCGGACGGGTACGAAGCGGCAGCTAAAGCGATTCCGAGAGTGAACGAAATGCTAGTACCGGAAGCGGAAGCGTTCGCGGAAAGCGTCGCGGCCGTCGCCGACTGAACCGAAAGAATCGTAGCCCCGGACGGGATACCGGTACCGGAAATAGGGTTACCGATATCGGAAGCGTTAAACGATGCGCTCGCCGACGTGATCGAAGCGGACCCGGAAGTAGTAACGCCGTCGGTAACTACGCGGTAGTCAATCTCACGGGTACCGACTACATCCATCCCGAGGGTAGCGATTTCACCGGCAGAGCAGGCGATTTCCCACGAGGAAACTTTCATACCCGCATAAGTAAACGGGTAAGTAGTGCCATTCGTAGCGGGTCGCCCAACCTGAATAGTAAGCGCGTCGCCGGTAAGGTCGCCCGGTGTGAACGTATGCGTATACGGTCCCGCGCCAGTAGTAGCAACATCGCCGAACATAGCGGTAAACAGTTTGCCTAGACCACGGTTATAAAGCTCATGCTGAACAGAACCCGAAACGGTAATGTCGCCGCCGTTCCATTGCTGAGAAGCAAGCACGCGACGACCGGCAATGATGCCCGCCGACTCTAAGCGCGCGCGCTCTTGCATAAGGCTTTCGGAAACCAAAGGAAGAAACGCGGTAACCGTTGCCGGTGTACCTACGGTGACCTCAGTCGCGTAACCAATCTGCGCGTCGATACCTGTATAGCCCATTATTTAACTTCCTTCGTCTCGACCGGTTCGGTCTTGTCTACGGCTTTAGCCGACGTTTTTAACGGTTTGTTTGTCCAGCCTTGCGCCGTCAAAAGTTCGGCGTAGGTTTCGTCCACGGTGACGGTTTCGCCATCCGCTACGACAATTTGTAGCGCGGCTAAATATAGGTCGCCGCCTGTAGTGTTCGTTACCTGCATTGTTTACGTTCCTTTATAAAAGGCGGGTAGAAACTGTTACGACAACTTCCGCAAAACCGGTAGGTCCTTCGGGAAACATTGCCGAGGTCTGCCGTTCTTCGGTTACTTCTGCGGAAAGAACGCCGTCGAGATCAGCTAGGGAAGTGTCATCGGCTAGCGTGTCTTCAATCGTTGCGACGATTTGCGTTAACCGGTGCATAGTTTCGGTGAGTGTTCCGTAGCCGATTACGCGAATTTGAAACGGTAGGTTAAAAATGTCGTCGCGTTGTTTACGGCCGCCGGTCATTACCGGAATATTTACGGTGCCGTCGATTTCGTCTAGCCAAATAAGTTCGGCTTGCGGTACCCGATCGCCGGGCCATCCCGGTTCTATACTCACGTTTGCTAGTAGCGGCTCGGCACGTAGTAGAGATACTACGCGTTCGGCGGCTTGCCAGCGAATAGACGTAGTAGCGGTCACGCTAGACCCGGTGCAATGTATTCGCGGAAACTGTTCAGCAGTCGGTCAACCTCGAGATAACCAGTAGGTCGGCCTCTATTCCAGTCCGGCGTGCTATAGCGGGTCATAGAACCGTCGAAGCTCTGCGCGATTACGTCGCGGGATTGTCCCGAACGATCCGCGAAAGCAACGGACCGGCAGTATTCCGCGCAAGCACGTAGCAACGGTTCCGGCGGTGTAGCAATACCGTAGGTATATGTCACGGTCAGTACGTCCGCCCCATACCATGCAGGACCGTAAATTAAGCCCGTAGCGGTCTCCGTAGTTAGGTCCGTTAGTAGTCCGGCTACGCCGTCCACGCTGAACGCTGAGACGCTAACTACCGGACGGTTTGCGAGCTGAACCCATTTATTCGGGCGTACCGTTTGTTCAGCGGTCGCGGTCCGCGTTTGGAAAGCGGTTTGTAGATACCGTTCGGCGATATCTTCAAACTCGGCCACTAGGTTAGTTAGTTCCGTATCCGTGTACGTCGTCTGATTAGATAACGCCGGGATACGTGAACGAACCTGCGCGGGAGTGAGATACGCCACGGCGTTTATTCCTTAGCGGCGCGACGTGCGCGCGGCTTCGGTTCGGCAGCGGTTTCGGTAACCGGGTCGATGGTGGTCGTCTCGACCTTTGCCGTTTTGCGGGTTACTGGTTCCGCGAAACCGTTTGCGAATAGATCGGCTGCGACGTTTTCGGGTACGTCGAATTCGTTACCTTTGCCCGGCCAGTCTTGGCCGTCAATGGTTCCCGAAATGTCTACAAGCATACGAATACGCATAAGAGAAAGTTTCCTTTATAGGTGGTGGCGGTTTACGCCGGTCCGGGAAGGGGATACCGAACCGACGTAAACCAAACCAAAAGGCGAAGCTATATCAGCTTGCGCCGCCGACGAAATGCTTAACCGCGCCGGTCTGGTCAATGAGTAGACCATCGGTACGGAGCTGCACACGGAACGTACGAACAGAATAGTCGAACGCGAAATCGTCCGAAACTGCAACGTCGATACCGTTAACTTCGCGGATGTAGTAGCTCGGGAAGTGACCGAACAGAACAGACTTAGCCGAAACTGCCGGGTTAGCCATTGAATCGTTCAGGTACACCGGGAAGCCGAGAAGCTGATCGGGGTCGCCATTCATGCCGGGAGCAAAAATGTAGTGATCGTTCGCGGTACCCTTAAGCTTACGAGCCGCAGCCATCGCGGTATTATTCATCATGAAACCGCAGCCGGGTTGCGACGTGTACGCTGATCCAACGCTATAGCGAAGGTCGATCAGATTATCCCCGGTAAATGCACCGGAGACAGAAGTCGAGCCGGTCTTGCCAGCGGTTGAGCTAGTAACGATACCGGTCGGTTTCGAACTGCCGTCGCCCGTGGTCATATGTCCACGAGTAGCGACACCGATAGCGGTACCGGCCTGACGTGCGAGGAAGCCCGCAACGTCTACGGCTCCGTCGCTTGCCAATTCATTCGAGAGCTGCACGAGTACGGTGTACTTGTAAGCTCCGAGCGCGCGGGTAGCAAGAGTCGGATCGGAAGCGGAAGCTTGCGCAGCTTCGCCAACGATAGACGCGGTACTAAACGCGGTAGACGTAGGAACGTTCAGCGTCTCGCCGGTGTTCGTGGTAACGATAGTAGCAACGTTACGCACAACGTTCGTCTGAACGAGGTGTTCCACGATGCGATCGTAAACGGAAGTAGGAACCGCACCACCCGAAGACGAAGACGTAATAGCGCGCTTCTCAAAACGTGCGCTACGAATCTCGCCGTTCATAAGTGAACGAACGGTATCTTCGTCGCTGTTCTCAACCGAAGCGGTAACGGTTGCGCCGAGGTCGGCCGGAACGCCAAGACGGGCGCGGCTTTCTTCGATATCACGGTTACGCTGTTCGGCGTCGATAACTGACTTAATACGCGCGTCGGCGGTATCAAGTTCGGCGTTAATGCGGTCGAATTGCTCTGATTCCTCAGCGGACAGGTCGCGGGCTTCGGTAGCGGCGTGGTCAAGTAGACCCTTTGCCTGCTCCCATGCGCGGGCGCGCTGTTCGCTAAGGTTCTTAATAAACTCAGACATAGCCGAGCCTTTCCTTAGTTGGATTTTTGTAGGGGTAGCAAGTGAATAAACGCGGTGGTGCGCATAGCGTCCGGGCGCGTTATTCGGGTCGCTGGTTACTTACGCTTTCGCGCTAGTTCTAAATACCGTCGGGCGATATCTACAGACCGGCCCGGTTCGGGAATGTCTGTAGCATCGTCGGCGGTGCGTACGGTTGCTCCGGTCGTCGCTGCGTATGCAGGCTGACCCGAAACTACGGAAATCTCATATAGCACGACCTCGCGAAGCTCGCGGCTTTGTCCGTCGTCGCTCCACGCGTCACCGCCGCGCGGTACTGCAAAACCAAAACTCATAGAGTGAACTACGCCTTCGCGGAGAAGTACCGAAAGGTCACGACCGGCGGTCGTATCGGGAAGCGTCATATTAACGCGTAGCCCGCGCTCATCCTCTGCGAGCTGTAGCGAACCGTTCTTAGTGGTCGCTAGTGGCATATCGGAATTGTGGTTTACGTATGCGCGAATTTCCTTACCGGAATTCAGCGAACGCTTAAACGCGCCCGGTGCGATCGTCTCAATAAACGGCAACGGTTCGCTAGGTGAATTAAAGACGGCAGCGTAACCAGTAAACGAACGCGCGAAACCTTCGGCGTCTTCGTCGCCAGCTTGTAAGGTCCCTACCTCGACGGTGCGAAACTCTACGTCACGCCCGGCGATACGGCGAGCCTCTACCGGATAGGCGGCATAGCGCACCGGTTCCGGTTCCGTAACTGTTTCTTCGGTCATATCTTCCACCGTCTCTACGTCTACCGGCGTAACGCCCGACGTTAAACTTTCCGGGATAATCCAAAACTTGCATACGCCCATAGGGTCAATATCGCCCGCAACGATTTCGCACGCGCGCGGACCCTCATAAAACGAACAGTTCGAACAAACCAAACCCTCACTAGCAAACGGGTTAGCGGCAGCGTCTACATAATGCGCGCCAGCCTCACCGATGCCAGTATTAAACTGCCCGAACAATTCGGTAACCGCTTCTAAATCTTCGTACTGTTTCTGCTGACGCGGCGTAAGCGGGTACATACCGTCGCCGTTGCGGGTTTCGTTTTGCTGTTCCATAGCTGACGCTTTCGTTTCGTTAGCGGTTTCTACGATTGACTGCGCACGCGTATAGCCTGCGTCGCCGCCCCACAACGCCCACGCGATACGGCCGTTAGACGGGTAACCGTCTTCGCCGGGGCTGAAACCTTCTGCGCGTTTATCTACTTCGTGCCTATCGAAATAGGCTTTAATCCGTCGCCATGTAGCTACGGGTAAATCTTTTCGGTTAACAATGTCGCGCGCTCTAGCGATACCGATAGCGGTACCGCCTCGACCGTATTCGCTGCGCCACGCTAAACCGCGTGCAGCTTCGGTAACCATTCCGTCGTTAGGCGGAAACGCGTCGGGCATTATTCGGGCGGGTCTGCGTCTACGCCGACCGGCGGTAGATCGGGATTGCCACCGGGACCGGCCATAGGTGCGCCCGGCAACGCCATAACAAACGCGTCGCCGCCAGGGAAATAAGGTTCCATACCTTCGACGTGGCGCGCTTCGTTCGGCGTAATGAAACCGGAAGTTATGCCGAGCTGATGAGCGCGGTATCGGTTAATCGTATCGGCGCGAAGAAATGCGGAAGTATCAAACTCGACGCGCTGCCCGGTAGGCATAAGGTTAGAAAACGCCGCTTCGATTCTGCGCAACCATGGCAGGAGAGTAAACGTAAGAAAGTTTAAACCGGCCTGTTCGTTATTTGTGTACGTTTGGCTAGCGGATTTTGCGCCGATCATATGCGCCGGGATACGGAAGATGCGCGCAATTTCTGCGACTGCATACTCTCGCGACGCGTTTAATTCCATATCGGCGGCGGATGCGCTAATAGGTTTCCATTTAACGCCACCGGAAAGAACGGCGGGACGGCGGCGGCGGCGGTGCTGCGTTTCCCATGTAGCTTGCAAAACTTTCGCGGCCTCGACGGTTATATCTCCGTCTACCTCTAGAACGGAAGACGGCGTACCGCCTTCGCCGTACCATTGCGATACGTGACGTTCCACGGCAAGCGCAGAGCCGATCGTATTTCGTTGCTGATGTAACGGGCTAATACCCTTCGCGGCTTGCGGCGGTGTAAACCATCGCAAATGCAAAATTTGGTTAGCGTCAATCGCGGAACCGGCGACCGTGTACGTACGCGAATTTCCTACGATCGTAACGTTTACGTTATCGGGATGTAGCGGCACGACTTGAGAAGGAAGCCCGGCAGTACCGCCCGCATAGTCAAGCCATAGATACGCGTTGCCATGTAATGCCAGCGACGAAACGACCATATGGATAAGTTCGTATTGCGTAACCGTTTCGGCCGGGTCAGTTAAAAAGTTAGGGGTCTCGATACGTGTATTGCGTTCGCCGGTCTGGCTGACCGCACGCAACGGCAACGCCGCTACCGAGTCGGCCAGTAGAGAAACGCACGACAGAACCGCCGCAACCTCTAGCGCGGTTTCTTCCGTAACGTTTTCGCCCGACCAGTTGTTACCGACAAGGAAACCGGTATTCCGTAACGGTGCCGGCATAGCGCGACGGCTAAAAATGCTCATCGCGTAGCCGCCAAGTAAGAACCGGCAATAACCAAAACGCCGCCGCTAATGAAAGCGAACGGAACCGAAACCATAGCGATACCGCAAACGATCGCCGCGGCCCCGATAATTTCAGCGAAAGTAGTTAAGGCGTTACGCATCGGTAAAGCTCCACGGGTCGATAATTTGCGGCACCGTTGCCGGTGTCGGAACGTGCGTAGCGTGCCATACGGCGCGCTCTAATCCTGCGACAGCGCAAACGCCAAGGTCGATATGGCGGGTGCTTTGTTTGTTTTCTTTTGTAGGGCGCGCGCCGCGGGCGTCAATCTTTAGAACCATATTTTCTACGTGACGTGCTAGCCGCGGGTCGCCACTATGGGTAAACGTTTTATCTAGGACCGCATCGTAAAAAAGTTTCCACGCGGTAACCATTCGCTGAACGGAACCCATCGGATACTCAAGCATCGGTAGACCCTCGTCTTCGAGAGCCTGCATAGATCGTTGCCAGCGGTACGGGTCCATCCCAATCTCTGCAACCTGCATAGAACGTGCAGCGTTACGAATAGCGGTTTCTACTTCGCTAATCGGTACGCGCCATTCGTTAGAGTCGCCGGGCTTTTCCCATAAATCAAGAACGTACATATGAGGCCGTTCCTCAACCGTGACCACTACCACGCCGGTACTGTCACCGCTCCACGATCCATCGGCCATAAGCACAACGGGTAGAGACGGGTCCGGTATACGGTCCGGGTCGGCAAGCTTTCCCCACGCGCCATGCGGCAGCGCAGCAGACGAACCCACTACCCATACGTTCGTTCGTTTCGTACGAAATTCTGACTCCGGTGTACGCACTAGCGTAGACCTGAAATCTTCGTAACTGTTTAAGTCACCTATGCCGGGGTTAGCTTCGGCCCAAACTTTCGGGTCGGTATGGTCGGAGTCTGAACCGGCTTTCGGTTCCCACCATGAAAAGAAAAACGTAGGGTCGTCTATCTCTTTAGCGGCTACTTGTTTACCATGCTGATAAAGCGAGTAACAGAAAGAATCGCGGCCGTAGTTGTCGGTACGTGACCCGGCAGTAGTGATACCTAACATTAAAGGTTCGTGCCGAGCGCCAGCGCCGAGCGCCATAACATCCCATAGCTCGCGGTCCGGCTGAACGTGAACTTCGTCGAATACGACCATTGTCGGAGAGAGACCTTCGGACGCTCCCGCTTCGCGGCTTAGCACCCGATAAACCGAACCGGTGTCGGGAACCTCGATAGCGTCCCGATAAACTTTAGAAATACTCGAAAGCTCCGGGTCTAGCTCAACCATGCGCTTAGCCGAACCAAAAACAATACGAGCCTGCTCGCGGGTACCAGCGCAAGAATAAACCTCGCCGCCCGCGTCGCCGCAATAAAGCGACCACAACGCAAGCCCGGCACCTAACGCGCTCTTGCCCTGCTTACGTGGCAAGCCGACAAGCGCGGACCGGTGCTTAAGTTTTCCGTCGGGAGTCTCCGCTAGCAAACTGTCTAGTAGTTTTAGCTGCCACGGTCGGAGCTGAATAAGATCGCCAGCCGCACCGCCGACCGAAGCCTTAACTACACGGGCGTAACTGTTAATAAATTCGGAAGCCTCACTACCGCGCGTCTTCGTTCTAGCGGTTGCGTTAAACGAAAGCCAACGCGACGGCCAGCCGCTAACCCTCGCCACGCGCCCGGCGTAACTGCTCGAGCTTCGTAGCCGATTTCACTTCGGCCAGTCCAAGACGCGACCGGCCCGACGGATCGAAACCGAGCGCAGACATTTGCGAAAGTATTTGCTTCTCTAGATCGCGTAAAGCCTTACGAGCTTCGGCGGATTGCGTAGCCATAACAACGGTGCGCAAGCTTGCGCGTTCCTCGATTGCTTCGCGGAGCATTGCTAGCGCGAGCGTGTCAGTTTGAGCTAGCCAAATTTGCCCGGCCGTTAGCACGTAATCCAACGCGCTAACCGGGTCTAGTTCTACTGGTTCCGGCATGATGGCGGGAACCGCGGCTAGGTTAGACAAATTCGGTACCCGGTCGCCGCGAGCAGTCCCGCGGCGTTTCTTAACTTCGGTCGGCGTAGGCGGTCTGCCTCTCGGTGCCATAGATTCCCCTTTTACGAAAGTTACTTCTAAATAGTTGAGACCAAAAAAGACTCATAAGCCGTAATGCCCGACCCGCTCGGGAATTATGACAATGCACAAAAAAGGGTA